ATAGAAATAAAACCAAGAAAACAAACTATCCCACCTGTAAAAGGAAATAAACAAACAAAGACCTTTATTCACGAGGTTAATACTTATGCAGTAAACCAAGCAAAATGGATCGCAATTCAAGAATGGTGTGCGGATAGAATGTTAGAGTTTAAGGTCATCACAGAAAATGATTTAGGTATTAAGTAATGGCAGAAGGTTTTGGTCAGTATATTAATTCTGGTTCAACACCAAGAGTTAAAGAACTCAAAAAAAGAGTTAGGTCCTCAGGAACTACAGATCCCGAAGATTTAATGCTCATCATTTTAGAACTTTTTAAAGATGTGGTGATGATACCAGAAGTTGGAAAGTTTTATACTTTTGTTTATAATGCAAAAACACCAGGATTAGAATACGATCAACATCCATTGATTGCTTGTACCAAAATCAAAAGTTGGGGATTTATAGGAATTAATTTTCATTGGAGAAAGTATAGAAATTATACTTGGAATGAAGTTGCAGGACAACTTCACGTTGTAAAGTATGAAGAGTTGGATGAGATGCTTTCTATACCTTATGCAAAATTCCTGCTAAATAAGTAAAACTATTCGTGTCTAATGGCAACAACGACTAGCAAAGTATCTAAGGTAGGAAATAATTTCTATTCTACATCAGTTACAACCAATACTGATGGATCTTTAAAAGCAACTACATCTAGAACTGATGCTCAAGGAAATAGTGGAATACCGGTATCAAGCGTTAATACTACAAGTGCCGGGGTGTCAACTCGTACATTTGAAAGTGGTGCGACAGCAGCAGAAACAGCAGCATTTAATAATCCAAATTCTTCCGAAAGACAAGCATATACACAACAAGTTACATCACAAAGTCCATTTGGTGCTAATCCCACTGCACAACAACAAGCACGATTAAATAGTACCGCAGGAACACCAAATGCCGCGACAACCACAGCAACGGCACCAGCAACTGCAGCGGCAGTGGCGGCGGAGGCAGTCAGTTCGAAAAAAGGGACACGAACAAGTTATGGTGGTGATATTAGATATCCCGAAAAATTATCATTAAATCAAGATGTGATTAAGTTTTCTATTTTAGAATACACACCATCACTTGCAGGAGCTGCAGGAAGAAAAAGAGTTGTAACTCTTGAGGGAGGTTCTCCCATAGTAGAGGGATCTAAAAGAATTGGAGTGATTACTCTACCAATTCCTGCAGGTATTAGTGATAGTAATCCAGTAGGGTGGAATAATGATAGTTTAAATATGCTACAATCAGAAGCTGCAAGATTTGCTAAAGGATTCCTTGAGGGTGGGGTTGAAGGTGCTGCTACATCAGCTGAAAGTACCAAAGATAGAGTCACTCCTGAAGATCTAAAAACCACAACTGAAAATTTTTTTATTGGATCAGCAGTACAAGCAAATATTGCTGCAAGAGCATCTGGTGCTATTAATAATAACAACGTAGAACTTCTTTTCTCTGGACCAAGTTTAAGACAATTTTCATTCACATTTCTGTTTTATCCAAGATCAAGTCCTGAAGCAAAGATTGTGAAACAAATCATTCGTACATTTAAACAAGCAATGTCGGTAAAAAGAAGTGAATCTTCATTACTCTTAAAGTCACCACATACTTTTGCTATTCAATATATGACTTCAATAGGAGGAAAAACAGTAGCACATCCCTACTTAAATAGTTTTAAAGAATGTGCTCTAACTTCTTGTGGTGTTGAGTATACTCCTGATGGAACATATATGACTTATGATGGTGATGAAAAATCTATGACTGCTTATAGATTATCATTATCATTCCAAGAACTTGAGCCAATCTTTGACGATGAATATCTAAATGATAATGACGCAACCATAGGTTTCTAAAAATGTCAAATTATTTCAGACAAGTTCCAGAATTTGAATATGTTAGCAGACTTCCTGGTGCTAATATAGGAGATTATATTAGAGTTAAAAATCTTTTCAAAAAAGGAAAAATAAGAGAAGATATTTTTCAAAATCTTTCGTTTTTTGAGAAGTATAAAATTATAGGTAATGATCGTCCTGATAATGTTGCATTTGAGATTTATGGAGACTCAAAATTAGACTGGGTTGTTCTCCTCTCAAATAATATTTTAAACATTCAAACAGAATGGCCACTACCTCAAACAGACTTTGATAGATTTGTATTAGATAAGTATGGAACTATGGAAGAAAAAGTAAAATATTATGAAACCAGGTATGGAATTTCTAATGTAGATGAAAATACAATATCTGGGGGGGAAGAAATTGCGTATCAAGTTCTTTATGATGGTATTCATCACTATGAAACAGAAGAAGTTAAAAATAGTCAAGGAGTCACAATAGTTCCTGCGGGACTTCAGGTAGATTCTTCCTATTCAATAAGTTATTATGATTTCTTTATAGAACAACAGATTACCACAGGAAATATTTCAATTCCAATAACAAATTATGAATATGAAGAGAAAGTAGAAGATAATAAGAGAAATATCTTCTTACTCAAAAAAGATTATGTTGGTATTATATTAAATGATATGGAAGGAATTATGGAATATAAAGAGGGTTCCTCACAATATGTTTCAGAAACCCTCAAAAGAGCAGACAATATTTTGCTTTATAGTTAAAGATAAGTAGCATACTTTAAGACATACTGTCTGGTTCTTCCTGTTGATTTTAAGGCATCTTTTATACATTCATAAATTATTCCTTCAAATTCAATTCTTTTTGCTCTTGGATTTTTTGCTCCACATACTTCTGGATTTTTTATTCCTTTATTCCAAGGTATTCTACCTTTAGTTGCTTTACTTATTCTCTCTTTAGTAGCATCTGAATGTGGTTTTCCTGGTTTTCCTTTTTTATCTTGTTGCATTTTTCGAAGTCTTTCTTTACTTTCTTCTGTGTGTCTAGGTTTTCCTTTATTAGATTCTCCAATTTTTCTTTTATGAGATTCTGACAATTCACGCCCTTTAAATGCTTTACTTATTTTTTCTTTGGTTTCTTCGCTTAATTTTCTTCCTTTACAAGAAGCACTCAATTTCTGTTTTTGCTCCTCTGACATTTTCTTACCTTTATTACAAGGAATCATTCCTTTTCTACTAAATCCAGTAGAAGTTTGATATGCTTTATTTACAAAGTGTGGATTTTCTACCACTTTATAATATTCTTGTAAAATAATCTCATCAACATATGCATCCTCTCTAGTAGCATAATCATTTTTAAGTATTATTTTTTGAGTTGGTTTAAATGTCTTATCTTTAAAGGAACCAAAATACTTTACATCTTTTTCTGGAGGACAGTTGCACCCTCTACTACCGATGTATCCTCTACCCCATTCTTCATAAGAATAATAGGTATAGTAATGCTCTTTTGGAGTTTCCATAATTCTACTCTATAAAGTCGCAATACTATTTATACAAGAAAAGGTGCCCGAAGACACCCTTTCTACCTTAAGTGCGACCTTATAGGTATTGTTATTTAGTTAAGTTAATCACTCTTCCGCTAATTTTTGAAAATACTGCAATGCGCTATCCTCATCTTCATCAACAGCACTAGTGACTGTAGGAAGAGTAGGAGACTTGGAACGAGCATAAGACTGTTCAAGTTCTTCTAGAACTTTAGTCTCACTATTTACTGGTTGATTATAAGATTCGTACTGATCTTCTTGTTCTACAACAGCACGAGACTGAGTAGGAGAAGAACTTGGACTCAATCCAAGAACCATATTCATACGACGCTCAAGTTCCTCATAGGTCTTGAACTGGTCTGGTGCAGTGATTGCAGTCAGTGAATATTCTTTCTTCCAGATTGCTTCCATAGCATCATCATCGTCCAATAGAGGACTTACACGATCAAACTCTGACTTATCATAGTTCCAGTAACCATCTTTCTTTACAATCTTCAGTTTGAAGTTTGCTCCCGCCCAGAAATCAAAGGGATTGATTGGGGATTCATCTTCAAACTCAGGTTGCATTGCTTCCATAATCTTATCAAAGATTTTCTTACCATACTTAAACAGAAAGACTTTACCCTCATTTGAAGGGTTTGTAGGATCTTTTACAACATAGATGTTAGAATAATAATTCAGTTTACGTTTTTGTTTACGAACAATTT